TAGCGGGCCCGACGGCAGAATCGCGCCTAGCACTCAGACTAGCCGACTCGTACGGCGGGGGAGTGTCGTAAGATGCCGCGAGCGTGTCATGGAAATCCAGAACGCGCACGGGCACAGCGACCGACCGCACACCCACCTTCCTTTTTTCTGAAAACGCACACCTGACGCGTGCGTCCCACCGTTTCTTCTCATTTGTCAACCATCTCCCCTGCCACTGTGAAGCGGCAAAAGACACGGCTTGAACGCGGCCACAAACGGGTTCACTGCGGCGAATAGAAGACAAGGCCAGGAAATACCGAAGTGTATCCTGATCCTTACTCTCAATCCACTTAAGACTGTACTTCCAAGAAGCACACTCGAAAGCGGAAAGTTGTCGCAATTCTTCCGTTGTCTCAGCCTCGGGTACCCACGTGAAATCGTCTGAAGACAACGACACGTTATGCCCGATAGGAGCTGGTGGCACGGTAACCTCCTCGTTCGACCAAAGAGCGAGCTTAAAGAGCTTGCCCAGTCTCAACGCCAGCGTCCCCCGGAAGCCTAGTTCATGTAGAGTCAATCTAGTTGACCTCAAAGAACCAATCTTCCTCCGGAACCAGACCATACCCGCTCGAAAGCGCGTATTACTGGAAACGCCCGCAAGAAACTGTGCGAACTCACGACCAAGAGACGTCACGTACTCTGACTGACGAAGACGACCGAAGCGAAGCGTCGGCACAACCCGAAGGTGGCCACCGACACGACGCAACAACGTACTGTTCAAAGAACCGTACACGTCATCGACACTAGTCTTTGTACGCTCGACCTCAAGACCAAGCCCGCCGACAACCCCCATCCAATGTCGCGACAGAGCCTTCTCCGACTGGAAAAGGATATCGTCGCCGTTGATTAGACAAGGGACTCGAACCGTCTCCTTCCAAGACAAACCAAAAGTCCTCGCGGACCAAAGGAATGCCATCCTATTCTGCAAGCAGAGCAGGGGGAACGAGAGGTAAGAGCCCATCATCTGACCGATGCGAGGCTCGCCAACGTCTACGCGCTCAGTAGGCGGCGACCCCGGTGATTCCGAAACCATGTAGAACAACCATGGTCTAAGAATCCGGGTCGCCTGCTGACACACAGACGGAGGCACAACACTAGAAGTGGAGATGAGGGCACTCACGATGACCTCCGCAACCTCGATGGACAAGTTGTCCGTCGCGGAAGCGTAGTCACCGGAGGTGAGGTGCCCTGAATCGGTGAACCCGGCCTTGAGCAACATCTCGTCCGTCACGTCTCCGCGAGCCAACCAACGACTGCGACTAAGATGATTATAAATCGTCTTATGAAGCGGCCGAAGGAGAAGCTCGTCGGCAGAAAACTTCGTCAACGGACGAGGTTTGCCAGCGGACTGGACAAGAATAAGCTCTGCCTCTGGGCGTTCGCGTTCGGGGCGGTAAGGACCACTCAGCGCTTCATTGAGAAACGCATCGTGGTCAATTCCGCTACCTAAGCAACCGCCGTTAGCACGGGAATTCTCGATTGTCGAGGAGAGGGGGGGAGAAGTGAGCAGAACCTGTTCTTCGTAGCCTAAGTCCCATCCCTTGGGGAAGAGACGAAGGGTTTGTTGTTGAACGAATCGCAGGTAACCGGCGGGGAGATCGCGCTTGGGACGCGCGAA